TTTTTTTTTTTTTTTTTTTTTGCGTAAGCGATCCAAAACAAAAAAAGGGACCAGTGCGTACACTGGTGTATTCTTGTATAACAAAATTTGGACTGTCATTTATTAACATGCGATTCAAGAATGTAAAAAATACACCCAGGGCAAGACAGTGTCTTACCATGGCTGCTATAAAACCATTCTTGTTCCATAAGAACAAATGTAAGACACTACGGTGCCTCTGCCCAGGTCCGCTTAAACAAAAAGCGTACCCCCCTTCAATCGCCGAAGAGTATTCCATCAATAACCCCATGTTATTGATCCTTGTGGTGTTTAGCTGTAAAGGTCCACATGACCTCACGTATTAACGACCCAGTTTGTTAATATTATTATGATCCCGAAGTTGGAATCGGATCGGCGTATAAATAAATAATCGGAGCGCCGACAAACATCCCGAATGTCAGATCCTCGCCTATACTGATAAAATGATCCAGCCTCACCTGTGGTACTGATGGGCTCTGTCCTAAGCTTGGCTCAATTTCTGTTGTTACCTCTATCCCTTGGTTGTCGCCAGTTCCTACAAGATCGAGGAATCTAGCAGGCCTAAATCGCTGGCCTATAGAATAAAAAGGAATTTCAACTTCCAAACAGTTATTGAGTCGCACTGGTGTTAGTGCAGTTCCAGCCAATGTTGATCGTTGCATTTTCAAAAATTCAGACCTCCTGTCTCCAGACACTGTCTCCGTTAAGTTATCAGAACTTTGAGAGTAACCAGTTGCTGAAGAAGCAGGTTGTCTCGCCACATACATTAATGGGTCAGCTTCAAAGGGCTTTGCTGCTCCCTGTATCCATTTGTGACGTATTGATCCGCGTTGACAGACAAAAGCCGGAGCTAAGTAGTTCAATAATGTCATTGCACAGTAATTATATGGAGATGGTAGTGAATCATTATTAGTGCCATAATCAACCCCATTTGGGTCCCATCCCCTGTAGTATGGCATTCCTGCCAGTTCAAGCTTATATGCTCGATAGGCACTATTTAAGCCAACTGAATCTGGCCAATATGATGTATGATAATGATATCGTCTTAGCAAGTCTTTAAAGGACACAATCCGCTCGCCTTGATATACTAGATACTGGTTGTTATCACTCAATAATGGTGCTTCGATTGTACCGTATGTATCTATTGGTGTTCCCCCAACGGGATTATTTGAATTGTCTTCAGAAGAGACAAGATTATCGCTTTCCATTTCTGCTTGTTGCTGGAAGTAGGACAGATTTTGTAGAGCTGCACTCGGTATAGATACAGCAAAATCATCTCCAGCAGACACCCAAACCTGAATTTTAACATTTGCAGTGGTTACAGAAGGAGTAGCCAACTCATTAAGAACATAGACAGACAACGTTCCATTGTCAAATGAAGTTGAACTAACTGCCCCAGAATCACTAAAGCAAGGAATAGAAGTGGCACCAGAAACACCCATACAAGGGTTCCAGGCACGCAAGTCAGTCCACTTACATTCATAGTCAAATTCACGCTCATTAGATATATCAATAACAGTTGAATACGTTTCGTTAAATGGTACTGCTCCCACAGGGTTAGTGAGAGGATTATAAACGAGGCGCAGTCTTCCGCGATGATATTCTGAGCAAATAACCTTAAAATGGAATTTGATTGTACCTTGCCATGCTTCAAAAGGTGCAGCGGCGAAAGATAAAGCTGTTTGGTGAATTTCAGTTACAGGTGAAGCCAACAATTGCTGAATACAAAAGGGTTGAACCAACATAGAACATAAAAGATCATCTGTTGTGTCGGATTCTGCCCATTCAAATTGTCTCCAGAATGTTGGTCGTGAGGCTATAGAATGTATTGTCAATTCATCTGCTCCTGCCAAGCCCATGGTTCTTGTATCTATGGAAAGTTCATTTTTAGAATCCACTGATAACTTGTTCACGGTCTCGGGGGCATCTGAATTTGCCAAGTTGCCTGTATAACGTGGGACATATGGTTGTATATCCGACAATACCTGTGGTCGAGAGTATCCAAAAAGCCTTGCTATCTCACCTATCTTACTTGCCACCATCTCAGTAGCTTTTGCATATGGACCTACATATGGTACTAATGCCTCTGCTGCTTTTGCAACTGCTGTTGCAGGCTTACTAATCAACCCATCATGTTTGAATTCGTCAGAGCCAGTATTTGAACGCGTATTAGTACTTCTGCGCTTCTTAGACTGGGCTTGATTTTCAAACGGTGGTGGAGTTGGAAACCCAAACTCATCGACATACACCTTGGAAGATGTGTCTGATTGAGATTCAACAGTAGTCGGTATTAACAACGAAACATCTTCGGCCCAAGCAAAGACAGTAACAGAAATCGGATCCGTACCACCATTTGCATGTTGTAAGATATCAAAGTCGTGTATTGTGCACCTACCCATGTCATCTCCCCAAGAAGGAGTGGTTGTATCAATGTAGTTTTCAGGCCAAATAAATGGTAAACACATTGAACCACCCTCTGAAGAACATGGATCTATGAGCAAGTGCGGCTTATTCGATGCTGCAATCAAATCTTGTTCGAAGAAAGAACGATTCACACTCACCTGATCATCCACTAAATATGGATTATAAGACAGGAGCAATCTTCCATAATAAAAAGAATTACCATTGATTAAAATCTTGAGACACAATTTGCATCTTAAATTCCTAAAATGATTTATCTTTTCCAAAACAGAAGGTGTTTTGAAGAAATCAGACCACGGATTAAAAACCTGGTAAAGTTGCGTGCCAGGAGTCCAAGTATATTTCTGGATCTTAATAGGCCGCGAAAGAAATTCTCCAAGCCCCGCATCATCAAAACCAGATAATTTCGATGTCGAGTCAGGTGTAGCTGCAATGTCATACGTCCACGGCATATCACCGTCAATAAAATGGACATTCTGGGTAGACATTTGCGTTGAATCTTTTGTAATATCATAAGCATCATGATCATTATTAGTATTATTATTATTATTATTAGTAGTAGTAAGCTTTAAAAGAGCACTCTGTAAAGTGGTGCTTAACACATCTACGAGCGATATGTTTTCTTGAGGGACGAGGTCTCCAGTAAATACCGGTCCGTCACGAGGGACGAGTCTCTATGTACAAAGCTATGCATGCTCTATGTAAACATATAAATCATATAACACGTAGTAATCCATATATACACACCTATTTTCAACTATACTGAACACAGAAGCCCGGATAGGTCCGGGCCGGATAAGATTAGCGTCATTCCAAGACGGGCAGCCTCTACTTGAGACTGTGCTTTTCCCTGAAGGCTTCTAATCTAAACTCGTAAGTATCATAAAGTTCATCCTGCTTCCGATTCATTTGATCATCAACCGTCTCTAACACTGGCAAAAAACCAGCTTTATCCGCCACTTCCAACAATTGTTTCTGTCGTCTTTCATATACTTCTCTCCCATGGTGGAACCATTCACGCAGTGCACACTGCATATTCTGGATTGCCAACTCCTCTTGGCCTAACGCGGACTTATTGACCGAATGTAAACTTTTAAAAATAGACTCCTCATCTAGAGCCCCATGAATCAATCCTGTCTCTGGATTGTAAACATTCTTGCGGCGCAAAAAATCAGCATCTTCATCCTTCATGAATGGTATTGGCTCAGACTCTTTATCTGGCATTGTAAATACTATATCATTCTTTCCAAGAAACTCCGCTACCGTCACATGATTAAACCAATCATAACCAACTTTGACAGAACCCTTCAAATCGTCACCATATGTACCTACAGCACACACTGACTTAAACTTGGGTAATGTATCATAAGTGTAACCATTCTCGCATCCAAGAGCGGCAAAAGCACATCGCAAATTCAAAGAATTATTTACACAATTTCCATAAACAGTGACATTAACACCTGATGGCATAGAACCAGTATGCAAAATAAGATCACCATTATAGGCAACAGCTGAATATGAAATTTCAGTTGCTATACCCTTCATGATAACCAAATCATCTACCGAATAGGCTCCACAACGCTCACAGACGTCCACAAATACTTTAAAAGTAGCCATCAGCATCTGGGCTGGCATTCTCAAGTCATACTTGCTATAATCTCCTGCCAGTATTCTATCAGCACCAAATTTCTTCATATGCTTGGCGTACTGATCCCATTCAGGCCCGTGAGCATTTATACCCACAGCACACTCACTATCAATAGGGAAAATGGACATCAAGCGACACAAAGGCAAATAGTACTTGCGTACCAACAGTTGAAATGCCCAATCGGCTGCCTGGAATACACGAACTTTGTCCTTAGTCTTCTTAGTTGGTTCATCCTTAACACATGCCTTAAAAATGGCATACGCTCGCTCTCCATTTCTAAAGCACTCACACATCTCATTTGCGCGATCCCACACTTCCTGTCGTATTGCCACCGGGCAATTAAATTCCTCAGTGGGTTCCAATCTCGTGGTCCACTCTTCCTTCGGACCGTGTAAGGGAAAACCTTTCGATGTGTTCCGCTTAATAGCATCCAAGAACCTAACACCATCTCTTCCAGCCAAAATCTCCATATCATTTAATGGCTTAAACTCCTTCCTAATCCACGAAACATGTCGCGAATCAGAAAGCGCTGCAACTAGATCATCTGTATAGTCCTTCATTGCCCAAGCAGTTAATTCGGGACTAAAACCAATTGAAGGATTGGCAGAATGTATCAGTGACGCTTGCCATTGTCGGCGAGCATTAAACTTAGGAGCTCCCCATTGGTTTGGTTGCCCAAAAACCTGTTCCACATGCTTGGAAATACAAGTGCTA